GCCAGTAGTCGGCGTCCTTGGGGTTGTACCCCTCGGCGGCGAGCTGGTTGTCAATGACCTTCGTGATGGCGCTGTCCTCGTCACGGCCACTAGGGTCGTACCATGGGTTCGCGTTCATCCATTCCTTGGCGTAGTTCACCACGCGCGGGTCAGGGCCGGGGTTGGCGTGTTGCTGGCGGACCTGCTCCACTTGCTGCTTCTGCTGCCACAGTTGCTGCGCCTCGTACTGCGCCTCGTCGCGCAGACGCATCGCCGTTGCCACGTCGTCGCCGTTACCGGCCTCGACTGCGCGTGCGATGATGGCCTCGGCCTGCTTCACGTCGGCCTGAGCCTGCGCGATGCGTTGGTCGATGGCGCTTACGTTGCTGGCAAGCGTGTTGCCCTCGATGGCAGAGACGCGGCGCAACAGCGCATCGTTCTGCTCACGCAACTCGGCAAGCTCGCGATCTGCGTGCTCCTTGGCGCGTTGCCGACGCTCGCGCTGCTTCATGCGCTTGACGTTGCTACGGCTCTTGCGGGCGATTTCTTCGTCGCTGTCGTCTTCGCTATCGCCAAGCCGCTCATCGCCGTCATCATCGTCATCATCGTCATCGCTGTCATCGGTATCGGCGTCTTCCTGTACAGGTTCCTGTACGGGTTCCTCGCCTTCGATGATTACGATATCGTCTTCGTCATTTTCTGTCAGTTGGTTGTCAGCCATTTACATGCTCCTAGAGGAATGCCTTGACGGCAAGCGGGTCACCAGTGACCTTACCCACCAAATCAAGATCGTTGAAGATTACGACGATGGCCTCTTCTCCATCATCGGTCTTTACCGACCAACGGTCACCGCCGTAGCGGGGCACGCGGACGAAGTCGCCGACTTCGCACCACGACCCTTCGGGCCAATGTTCCATTGTGTTGCGGTTCTTGAACGCGAGGCTGCCGATGTCGATGACTTTGGCTACCTGCGTGTTGTAGTGCTCCGTCTCGCGGACGTCGCCCGTCAGGATGATGCCACCCTTCGTCTTCGTCTTTGGCGTGCGTATCTGGCACAGGACGCGCGAGCCGAACGGCTTCACGCCTGCGTCACAGGGTGGGAATGCTTCATCGAGACCGTCGTAACTAAACTCGACGCTGTTTCCATTTATCTGCATGTGTGCTCCTAAAATTCACGTTTGTTGTCCTCCGCGACCGTGTCGATCAGGATTTCCTTGGCCCGCTGCAATCCAGCATACAGGCCAACGGCGCGTCCATAATCAAACTCGGTCTTGCCGGACGGCCTCTCCATCGCCTCAACAGCCATCGCTGCCTGTTCTGTCTCGAGACGTTGGAGGAGGGTCTCTATTCTCATGCCGGTGTCTTGGGTGACTTAACTGGATGAGGCATGATGCCTTGCGCCATTTTCTTGTGCATGGGCATCGTCTTGTCGCTCGCCTTCGGGGTTGTGCCCTTCGGTGTCGCGCTCTTTGCATTGTTCGCCATAATAAGTTCCTTATGGTTGTGGGTTTATCCCAGTGCCCGTGGACACTGCGATGCGTTCGCCAGACATGATCTCGGCCTGCGCAAGCTGCATGGCCGTTTGGTTGTCTTGCTGGTTCATGGTCATGCGGGCGTTGAGTTCAGCCGATGTGCGGGCGTCCTCGCGGTCCTGCTTCAACTGCTCAAGCTGCTGCTCGATCTGTAGCTTCTGCGCCTCAAGCTGCATCTCGGCTTGGGTCTTCACCGCGTCAGCCTGCATCTTCTGGCCCTCGATCTGCATGGCCGTCTGATCTTTCTGCATTTGCATCTGCATCTTCTGACCGTCGAGCTGCATCTGCGCCTGATCGCGCTGCTGCTGTGCCTGTAGCTTCTGACCTTCAAGCGCGACGCGTGGGTCTTGCGGCGGCTGCGGTGCAAGCTGCTGCATCATCTGCATGGCCTGCGCAATGACAGGCGGCAGCGATGCGAACACCTCAGTCGCGTCGGTGACCACAGTCTGAGACGCCTCGGCCAGCATGCGGTCGAACGCCCGCTTGGCTTCGTTGTCCTTGAGGTTCTTCATGTCCTCACTGATGTCGATGCCCGACGTCTCTTCGGCCAAATCGAGCACGGTTGACGCATACCATAACGCAAGGTGCTCTTTGATGTGGCCCAGTATCACTGGCAGGTATGACGGCGCGATGAGCTGGCTCGCGCCGAGCGCGGGGTTCGTCATGTACGCAAGGTGCGTCTTGAGGTGGGCGATGTGGTCCTGCTCTGGGAAGGCGACGATCGGTCGGCCCATCGTGGCCGCGACGTTCTCGTTCACCGCGTTCTGCTGCTTCGGCTCCATCGGCGGGACGAGCAGCTCTTTCGGGTTCGGGACGCGCATCGTCTCAAGCAGACGCTCCTCGACCTTGCGCTGGTTGTACAGTTGCGGCAGCGCAGCGGCGCGCTGCGACACGGCCTGCACCTGCGCAAAGCGTTGGCTCTCGCTGAAGATCGCGGGGTCGGACACAGGCACGACGTCCATCGGGCCTTCGAAGTCTGCGCGGGTGGCCAGCACTTCGCCGACCTCGTGCTTCACGTCCGCGTCGTCCAGATACATCGCGTTGAGGCGGTGCAGGATGCGCAGCGTGCGCGCCATTGCGCTGTGCAGACGCGCGTGGATTGAGGAGAACACGGTCATGCCCTCTTGGATTAGGGCGAGCGTCGTGCCGACTGGTGCGTTCGGGTTCTGGTCGGCGAGGTTGTCCATCGACGTGCGGACCACGCCCTTGCCCGCATCGACCACAAAGCCGAGCAGTTGGAACAGGGTCGGCGATGGCGGATTGAACGGGATTGGCATGGCCAGCTTGCGGACGTCGTCCACGTTGAGGCCACCCTCGATCTCTTCGACCTGTGTCGGCTGGATGTTCAGCGACTGGCCGCCGCGTGTGCCGCCCTTCAGCTTGAGCATCGTCGGCACGTTCTGGATGTGTGCGCTGTCCATCAGTGCGCGCAGAGCGCCAGTCGCGGCGGCGGACAGGCCGCCGATCATGTGCGGCAGGCCGATTGGATACGCGCCGCGCCACGGGATGAACGGGAACTCGACGAACCAGTCCAGCGGCTCGCGGCTCTCGTCCTCTTCGTCCCAGTTGCGGTATATCGCAAGCACCTTGCTCGATGGCTTGTCGATGGTGATGATGTACGGCGCGTTGCCGTTGCCCTCGACGTCGGCGATGACGTGGCACTCGAACACGGTGCGCAGACCGTCCTCGTTGTAGCTGGTGTCTGACCGGCCCTCGATCTTGTCGTTGGCCACGTCGGCTGCCGAGCGCTCAGGCTCAAGACCGGCTGGCGTCAGGTCAACGTCGCGATACATGCCGCTCTCGACGCGCATCTCATAGTCGAGCTGCGTCAGATACTGCACGTGCGTCTTGCGCTGCGCGGTGTAGAAGTTGGTCGCCGCGAACGGCAGATACATGTCGTCGATTGCGACGAACAGGAAGCCGGGGCGGTTGCGCGCCTCGTCCCACGACATCTTGAGGTACTGCGCGCCGCCCAGTGGCACCTGCGTCAGTAGCTGCTCAAGCTCGGAGCGGAAGTCTTGGCTCTGCACGGTGAGCTGCCAGTTCATCAGCGAAGTCTTGCGCTTCGCCTTCTGGATTTTCTTCATCGTGACTTCGCCCTCGATCAAGTCCTTTGCTGGACCCTGCGGTGGCAGAAGCTCTTTGATGGCGCGTGATGCGAAGTCGATGCACGCCTCGGTCATCATCGGGTGGACGACCTTCGACGCGCCGTTGAACTGCGCGCCGCCGGGGGCGTCATCGCCCAGACCAGTGCGGCGGATGCCTTCTTCGTACTGCTCGTCGCGCTTTTTGCGCGCCTCTTTGTCGCGGCTGATCAGTTCGAGGAACTTCGACGCCAGTGACTTTAGGTCCGGTTCGGACATAGTTTCTGCGAGGTTGTCGTAGAAGCTGCTCTCGCCTGCGGCGGGTCCACCCTCGTCGAGCGTGACGATAGCGCCACCGTCCTCGGTGTCCTCAACGTCGGTCACGTCCTCGCCGTCGAACTCAACGACTTCGCCCTCGATGATGTCTTCTTCCTCGATCATTGCCTAATCCTTATTGCCCGTACGGGTTCTGTATCACCTTCGGCGGTGGTTTGTCCATCTCTTGCCGCTTATCGACCAGCGAACCGAGCAGCCCCTTGTCCATCATCAGGCGCATGGCCTGCGTCGTGCTGTCCACAAAGTCGTCGTGCTTGATGCTCCCCTTGCCGGTGAAGCTGCATAGCTGCGCCACCAGAGGGTCGGCCCAGACGCGCGGCTTGCCGGGGAACTTGTCGCTCTCAGGCAGGAACACCCTGCGCCGTGCGAACACGGGGCTGACCACATGCAGGCGCGCCAGCTTGTCTGCTCGACCGGGGTTGTAGGCGTGTGCCAGTATCCCCTCGCGTTCGAGCATCTGTCTCAAGCTGATGCCGCTCCCCTTGTCCTCTATCAGCAGGATGTCTGGCTTGCGCCCTGACGTCAGCGGCTTCACGCTGCCGTACATGGGCTTAATCATCGCGACGTCCTGATCGTCGCCGTATGACGTGTTCATCTCTTTCTTCACGCGCTTGATGAGGTCGGGCATGCCGAGCTGCTCCTGCCAACAATCGAGCAGCAAGGCGTAGCCTTTCGTCTCGTGCTGGAACACGCCCCAGACGCTGCACGCCGTGTAGTCCGCCTCGCCGCTCTTCTTGTCGCGGGTGGCTTCGGTGTATGCGGTGTCGAGCGACATGATGATCCAGTCGAAGGCGGGCAGCGGCTTCTTCGCTGGCCAGAGCTTGAGCCAACTCCGCTTGATGACGCCGCTCTCTTCGGGATCGATAAGCTCGCCATACAGTTCCTGCCGACCGATGGTCGTGCCCTCGTACTGCTCAAGCTGCTCGAAGAAGCGGTCGGGCAGGTTGTCGCGGTTGTCGAACGTCGATCCGTTGACCACGACGCGGCCCTGCTTCGGTACGATCAGCTTGCGGACCAGCTCGACCGGACGCGGCGTCGTCGTCCAGACCACCTGCGGCGCGTTGCCCAGACGCAGACCCATCATGGCCATGTCCCATGTCTCTTCGGCGTTCTGCCACGCGGCCAGCTCGTCGCACCAGATGAACTCGTGCTGCGGGCCGCGAAGTCGCGCGGGCTTCTCGCTCGTGAAGCCGCGTATCGTTGTGCCGCTCTTCAGTTCGAGGATGAGGTCGGTGCTGTTATACTTCGCGATTAGCGACTTGGGGATAACCTTGAGCAGGCCGCTCTCGCCCTCAAAGCACGTGTGCTTGATGTCGGCGTAGGTCGGCGCGATCACGGCGCAGTACGTGTTGCGTACAGAGCAGGCCTTGGCACCGAGCCACTCGGCACCGATCCGCGTCTTGCCAAAGCCGCGCCCGGCCATGAAGCCGTGCTCGCTGAAGTCTTTCTTCGGTATCTGGTTCGGTCGCGCTGTGCGTGACCAGCGTTCCTGCCAGTCAATGAACGTCTTCATTTTCGGCTTGAGCGTAGAGACGCGCTCGGTGTCGCGGGTGAGCGTGTCAAGCATTGCGATAGAGTGTCAGTGTCTCACGCAGCTCGGCATTGGCTGCGCGGATTTTGTCGTAACGCTCGTTCGCCAGATGCAGTGCGTGGTTGAGCGCATACTGCTCAGTCGCGTGGTGCGCGGCTGCCTCTTCAAGTTCGCGGACGCGACGCCATGGGTTGGTGAACAGGGCGAGCTTCATTCGGCGTCACGCTTTGAGGCCAGCAGACGTTCGGTGACGCGCAGCATCAAATCGATCTCGTCGACCTTGTCCTCGTCGTCTGCCTTAGGTGGAGTGTCGGCAGCCTTTGCGCTGTACTTGGCTGGCTGCCAGAAGCCGAGCAGTCGAAGGCGATACTCTGCGCGGTTGCGCGCCCAGCTTATCGAGCCGTTGTCAATCTTGCCTTCGAAGCGCTCTGGTGGGGTGTCCACGATCTCAAGCACGTGGTCGGCGACTGCGTCTGCGCCAGCGGCTCTGGCTTGCGCGTGCGCTTGCGCTAACGCTTCGTCCTCTTCGAGCCACCTGCCCCACGACATCGCGCTGAACTTCAAGTCGCGACTGATGGACGTCAACGTCTCGCCGAGCGACAGGCGCTCAAGCACCTCCGCCACCAACTTCTCAGTCTTCTTCGCCGGGTACGGCATCGTCTGCATGCTCCGTTCGCTTACACAGTGCTACCAGTCACGATGGCGCAAATAACACCTGTTATCCGTCTGCGCAAGGGGTCACAGTAAATCGTAGGCCGACATCAATGCCTCTACATACCCATATAGATTTGGGCGTTGTGACATTAGCGGGTTCACGTCCGACCGTTGTGCGAAGCGGCTTCCGTTCCAGCCGAGCCAATAGTTCCCTTTCTTTTTTGCGCGACCATCAGCCACAACTTTTACCGAAAGCCACGGACTACCATCGTTCTCCCGCACGAATACAAACCAACGGACATCATCCTCAAATTCACCAATCTGCGACCAGCGAGGGTCCTCTGGTTTATTTCCTCTGTACGTTTTAGCTGACATTTCTATTCCCCTAGTGGTTTAGGGATACCACCCTTTTAATCATGACGCAAATATAAACGTGCACCACGCCATCAGCAGATGGTGCGAGTGATGGTTCAGACCCGACATCAAATTTTTTATCCGACCCATTTCGATTTGCACCACCCACGAAATTTTGGGTGCACCACCCACACCATCCACGGTTACTCCGAAGGAGTATGTAACCGTGGGCTGGTCGTGATGGTGCAGTATGCACCGTGACCCATCACTGCACCATGGGATTGAGACGGGACGGTGTAAACGCTTTGGTTGCAGGGTCATCTCAGATGGTGTAAACCACATGATTGCGAACAAATGTAACATGCCGTAATTTTTTACGTGCAGGGGGTTTACATACCCTCAAACCTTCTATAGGGGTGGTTTCACCAACACAGAATAAGGGTACACAAAATGACAGACACCGACTTCGAAGCCCTCCTCGCAGAGCTTTCCCCGGTCCGTAAACGCCATAATGTTTTCGTCGGCAACAAGAGTGTCACCTACTACGAGATTGCTGAAGACGCCGAGGCGGAAGTAGCCCGCCTCAAATCAGAGGGATACACCGACGCCCGCATCTTCACTACAAACTTTTAACCAAAGGGACACTACCAACATGCTTATCGACCTAGAATGCAAATGCACCGCCACCCACAAGTGGGAGCTGGTTGCCCGCTTCTCATACGCCACGATGGCCGCCGCTGCCGCCATCGCCCTGAGCGAGCACGAGGGCTGCCCATACCGCACCATCGACCGCCGCTGGACTGAGGAGCCTCTCGTCGAGACGTTCGTCAACGGCGCACAAGTTTAACAGGAGACACGACACATGGACAAGAACACACTGATACGGCACCTGCCGCTGAACTGGGCCATCATAGACGCGTTCTGGCGTCTACCGCGCAAGCTACCAGCCTACACATATGAACACGCGCTGACTGTGACCGACGCCGAGCTGCGCGTCGTGCACGGCGTCGGCCCCGGACGGCTGCAGGCGTGGAAGCGCTTCAAGGCCAACAACCCGATCTCGAACCCACTGACCGAGGCAGAGACGCTGCAACTGGAGATTGAGCAACTGCACACGCAGCTTGAAGGGCGGATCGAGCGTGTCAGCGAGCTGACTGGGCGGCTGTCGGCCAAGGAGACTGAGGTCCAAGACCTTGTCTGGCAAAACCAGAGCCTGACCTACCGCATCAACCAGATGCATAAGATGCTCGATCTGGTGCGCAACGGACTGACCGTGCCTGAGCTGCGCCGCATCGGCTTCACCGTCGATATATCCATAGCCAAAGAGGAGACGCCCAATGATCCGCATACCAACTGACGACCGCATCTTGGCCATACCGCTTGCCCGTTGCGGCGAGTTCGAGCTGTCACCGCCAGAGATGATGCGCACACGCCGCCTTATCTACTCGCTCAACAAGAGCCACATCCACGGCTGGCGCTGGCGCACCATGCGCGAGAACAACATGCTCCTCGTGTGGCGCATCAAATAGGCGCTTGACCCTACCCTCAAACTGTTTACAGACAATCAGACCAACAACGAACTAAGGGACACCACCATGATACGACCAACACTGAACATCAACGGCAGCAGCGCCTTTGACCTCATCGACCCGCGCCGCAATGCGATGGCTCTTATCGACGAGGTCATCGACGCGCTCAAGCAGGTCACGCCCAACGGTCGCGACTACCCCAACGACACACTGGCCTGCGCCGCAGACCGCATCACCCACTTCGACCGACTGGCCGCGCTGCACACGCTGCGTGAGGAGCTGCTCGACGAGGCGCTACACATCCAGCAACAAGAAAGGGCGGCAGCATGACCGAGACAAAGCAAGAGGCAATCATGCGTATCGGCAAGCTGCTGGACGGAAGCATAACCCTGACGGGCAAAGACGTTGGTGGAAACGGACGATTTACCCAAGGGTCTTACGACCCTGCCGCCGAAGAGCGCGCCGCGATTGTGGCGTGGCTGTTAGAAATAAAGGAGCTTTATCTCAGCCGAGGCCAAGACACATACGTTGCGCTAGAGGACATCGCGCACAACATCGAACGCGGCGAACATCACGGAGCACCCCCAGAATGACACCTAAGCAACTAGAACTGAACAGCCTACTGCTGCAATACGAGATGCAGGTACTGGCGATCTACGACCTCAAAAGCGCCAATCCGAGCGCCGCTGACTTCCTCGGCGTAGACGTAGATAAGTCGATTGCGAAGCGCCGCGCCGACAAAGAGCGCCTACGCAGCGAAATCCTTGGGTACGCGTCATGACCATCATCACCGAAGACACACCAGAGGGCGGCCCAGAGGAGCTTCAGTGGAAGATCGACCGGCTGATCGAGCAGGTCGAGCGGCACGCCGCCGATCTGGAGCGTGAGCGCCGCAGCCACAGGGAGACGGAGAAGAGCTATTTCGCACTTCAAGACCGTTTCGAAACACTGACCAACCGCCTGACCGTCGGCGTCCTGCGTGACGCGGGCTACATCATCGAGCTTCAAGACCTCGATGAGTGCTAATCCTGCGGCGAAGAACTTTAACGAAGGAGAAAACTAATGAGCGACATACCAGCATTCCCGCACGTCCAGTTGCGCGACCCAACTACACAATTCACGCAAACCGGCATGACCCTGCGCGACTACTTCGCCGGGCAGGCAGTCATGGGCTTGATCGCCTGCTCAACCGTCAAAACACTGGACGGGCAATTACTCGCCGAGAGCAGCTACAACGTGGCCGACGCCATGATCGAAGCGCGGGGCGAGTAATGGCCAGCCGCAACCTGCCCCACCACCTGTACGTCTGGGTTGACAGCGCGTTCATCCGCAAGGACGGCAAGGGCTTTGAACCCGCCGTCTGGTTCGCGCTGCGCTCGACACCGAACCGCGCGTGGGGCTGCCACGTCATGCTGGGGTGCGGCGCGGTCTACCGCAACGTGCCGCCTCATGCGATGGCGTTCAGCAACAGCCCAGACTATTACTGGACACTGCCACAGGCGCAGGTCTGGGACTGCTACGGCACTGAGTTCGACGTCATACGGTACGACTATCTGGCCGACCTTGAGGCGCGTTATGATGGCGGCGATGACCGGGCGACCTGCCTGTTCACGGCATGCCCGCACGGCGACGGCTTCAGCGCCGCGCCAGAGCAGAGCAAGGAGTTCATGTTCATGCGGACGACAGGCGACAGGCTGCTGATCCGACCGACCAACATGCTGCTCTTCGAGGAGCGCAGCTTCACCAGCGACACAGGCTGGCCGACTGACATCAAGACATCAACACAAGTATGGAACTGCGAATAATGGCTAGACCAATGATTTACCCAATGGGTACTCTGGAAGTCGGCGAGGTGGCAACGATGCCAGCCGACGCCAAGGGTTCAGCAAAGCGCACCAGCCGCAACGTCAGCCAGTACGGCATACGCAACGGCAAGGCGTTCAAGTGCCGCACGATAGACGGCGTAACATTCATCACGAGGTTAGCATGACCGACGAACTGATTGAGAAGCTGGCGCGAGCCATGTGCGAGGCCGACGGAGTTGACCCCGAAGCCCGCGCATCAGGCGGCCCCAACGATTTCGCAGAGCAGCGGAGCGAGTGGAACGGCTATGCTGTCGGGTGCTTTGGCCCAGCGTGGCACCAGTACCGACGGCAAGCGCGCCTGTTCCTTGCAGCCCACGCAGCACTAAAGGAAAGCAAATGACAGACATTGAAGCAAAAGCCTTGGCGCTAGTGAATGAGGTTGAGCGCGAGGAAGGGGAAAAGGAACTTACACGCCGTATTATGCGCGGACTTATCATGGACGAAGCCCTATGCCGCGCCATCGAACAGCACGAAGCCTTTAAGCAAGAGGTGAGCGATGCGGTGGAAGCATACTTAAACCCTAACAACCGGATTTATTCCCATTCGCTCAACCGCTTCATCATCCCCAAGCCCAAGCCTGACCCGCTGGTAAATATTCTTTTGGACATGGAATTAAGCAGCGACCAAGAGCAAGGTCAGCACGATGCTAAGTATCTTCGCGCCAAACTGGAAGCCCGTGGGCTGGAGATACGGGAGAAGGGGCAATGAAATACCCGAACATAATATCGGTGCGCGAGATTATCGAAACCGCCAACCAGAACACGACCCGCGTGCCACCCGGCATGGCATGGGTCCCGGCTAGGGCATACGGCTACCCGTCGTTCTGCTCGAGGGTTAAGGCGGCGTGGTTAGTGTTCACAGGCAAAGCCGACGCGCTGACATGGGAGAAGGGGCGATGACAAACCCAATTCAAACTAAGCGTATTGAGATGGCTGACAAACGCAAGGGCAGAAGCTGCTTCTACTTTTCGGGGAGCAGGTCTGGCCGCATTTCGTGGGCTGACTGGTTTTATATACGGGAGAAAAGTAAATGACCCTGCGCCAATTCCTGTTCACCAATTTCGGCTGGGATATTTACGACTGGGCCGACGATGAGATTAGATTTTAAGGAGCAACAAATGAGCGACACACCTTTATTCTTCGTGGTCCTTGGGCTGGCAGCCCTCACCGCCTACCTCTTCGCAACGCGCCCTCCGCTCACCGCCGAAGATCGCAAAGAGATGGAGGAAGATTGGTGGGATTGATACGCCGCATCATCGACCGGCTTCTGGCCTACATGTTCAAAAACAATAAGGATTGGGATCAATGACACCCAGAGAAAAGAACCTCGCCGCTATCGACGCCATCGCAAGCGAGCACGGCTACACGGTGCATGACATCCTCGGCCCCTCGCGGCTCAAGCATCTGGTCGGCGTGCGCCGCCTGTGCATCCTGATGTTCAGAGAGGAGGGCTACTCAACGAATGAGATCGGCAGGATAATGAACCGCTGCCATACCACCATCGTGCATGCGTTAAATAAGCCTGTTGACACCTGCAACGAACTGGTTTAGTGACAGTCTCACCAACAACAAGAGGACTACAAAATGATGGACTGGACCAAAGACGAACGTACCGCTGCACTGATGGTGGAGGCCGTTGCGCACGCCAAGGAGTTCGACGAATTTTCGCTTAAACACGAAGAGCAGCTTGAGCTAATCCGCGAAGAGTATCTGACCGACCTGTGGTGCGAATTTCGCAGCGAGGACGACGACGCCTTCGAAGATTGGCACGGCCAGCTAACGGTCGCGGAAGCCTTTGACGTTGAGTTCAACGCATGAGCGGCGCGCACGCCAAGCGGCGCATCGCACCCGCCCCCAAGAAGAGCAGGACGCCAATCAGTGACGGCCCCGACAAGTCGCCCATCGGCCTCGAACCTAAGATGCGCCAGATTATCGAGGACGCCTTCTTCGGATCGAAGAACCTGTGCGCCGCGATCTTGGCCTCTGGCCGAACGCACGGGCCGATGACGCCTGAGCAGCAGCTCGCCGCCATACAGTACGCGCACAGCGTCAAGATCACCGACACCGCCGTCCAGCGCGTGTCGAGCATACCACCGCGCACGCTGCGCTTAGTAGATTGGAACCTATCGAGATGAGCAAGAAGATAACCGCCGCAGTCGAGGCCGAGAAGGCAGCCGTCATTGAGATGCTGACAACGATGCAGAGCGGCATAGACGTCGCCACGCGCACCGCTGGGCCTGCTGACATCGGCACCCTGCGCTTCGCCAGCGGCTTTGTCGGCGGCATCATCGAGAGCATCGAGGACAATCTGCATCGCGGCGAAGCGCCGCAGCCGAAGTCATCAATTATTTTGCCGTAGGGGCTTTTCATCCGCAATCAACTTGTGTATTGCATACGGACCAACAACGAAGGGACATACACATGGATGAAAAAGAACTCGCCGCGAAGGTTAACGCCGTGCTGGCCGATATATTCACGGAGGCGTCATACATCGCCGCCGAGAGCGAAGACATCATCACCATGCACGAGGCCATACAGCGGGCGATTTATAATGTCGCCAACGACCCAGACGGCACGTTACACTGAGGGGAGACAGACAATGCTACACGAACTTATCACACTCGCCTTCTCTGCGGCGCTCATATTCGCAGTTTGGAGCATCTATCACACAATGAGGGGAAACTGACATGATGGACGTTATCAATCCGTGGGGCGCACTGCGCCGCGCAAAGATCGTAATAATAGAGCGAACACATCTCATCGACGCGCTCTACAGAGAGCTTGACGAAGCCGACGCGCGGGTTGCCAACTTGAAGGCGATAATAGCGCAAGGCCACTTCCGTAACCCAAAGACCGGCTGCATCGGCCCCAAGGGGAAGGTTTTCAAATGACCGACACCATCGACATCGTCCTCTCCGACGCCCGCAAGGCGCTTGTCAAGCGCGACCGTCTGGCCGAGCAACTGCGTCAGGCCGATATGGAACTGAGCCAGCTCACGCAACGCTACCGCACTGTGTCCAAGATATGGATTACGTCGCCGCTCATGCTGCGGCACGCCGTCGAGGCGCGCATCGGCAAGAAGCTGGCCGCATAATGGAGATTGAAATGACAGGCATTCAGAAAGCCATCGACATGGCGGGCGGCGCAAATCCGCTCGCCGCCAAGCTCGGCGTATCGCATCAGGCGGTATATGTCTGGCTGCGCAAGGGCTGGGTGCCAGCCAACCGCGCACTAGAGATCGAGAAGCTGTTTGACATCCCACGCGTGGAGCTGTTTAAGCCAGAGCTGACCGCTCTCTTTGCATCTAACTAAAACCATGAGCGAGGAGGGACCGCCTGTGGGCAACGTGCAACCAATTACACCGCACAACACGTCCGTGTTGGCCCCCGCCGAGCTGCGGGAGCTACAGGGCTGGCTAATCTGGCGGTTCGAACAAGACCCCGACAACCCCAACGGCAAGCCGCTGAAGGTGCCTTACTATGCCGACGGCGGAAAGCGCCACGGCAAGCAGGGCGGCATTGACGACCGTGGCCGCATGACCACCTTCGCCGCAGCCCGCGACGCGGCCGCGCGCCGTGGCTTCACCGGCATCGGTCTGGCGCTCATGCCAGAGTTCGGCATCACTGCGCTCGACTTCGACAACTGCGTTGACGCGCAGGGTAAGCTGCCGCCAGAGATCGAGCGCATCGCCAGCTCGACTTACGCCGAGTACTCGCCCAGCGGCATGGGCGTCCGTGCCTTCGTGCGTGGCTCCTATGGCAACCGTAAGTCGCCAACCGAGGGCAACCCCTACGGCTTTGAAGTCTTCACCAGCAACGGCTTTGTGACCTTCACCGGCAACGCCATGCCATACACCGACCTACTCGGCCTTGAGGACACCATCGCCGATCTGGACACGCTGGTGGCACCGCTCTGCGCGGCGCGCTTCCCCGCGACACAGCAACGCGTGGCTGACCCTGACGACTTCATGGTCGGCCGCGAGCCGAAGATCGGCCTGAGCATCTCCCAGATGGAGGAACTGCTGTCCGTGCTCGACGCGGACATGCCCCGCGAAGACTGGATTAGGGTCGGCATGGCCCTGCACCACGAGTGCGATGGTGACGACACTGGCTTTGAGATATGGAACGACTGGTCGGCGCAGGGGTCGAAGTACCCCAGCGAGGAAGGTTTACGGACGCAATGGGACAGTTTCGAGCGCCGCAAGGGTTCGGGCCACCGTCAGGTGACTATGGCGTCCGTCATCAAGATGGCAAAGGAGGCTGGCGCATCATCCACCCCGCGCCCCACCTTGGCGGCAACCGTTGACGATCTGCGCACAGCAATGAGCGCGGTTGCCGCCACGCCTGCACTCGGCATGTTCACACCCGAAGAGTATACGGGCCGCTTCCCGATCACGTCACTCGCCGTCAGCATCATGATGGAGCCGGGCGGCTGGCTGATTAAGAACGTGCTGCCTGACGCTGGGCTTATCGTGCTGTTCGGCGCGTCAGGCTCAGGCAAGACCTTTGTCGCCATCGACATGGCTTACGCAATCGCTATGGGCATCGCGTGGCGCGGTAACCGTACGAAGAAGGGCCGCGTGCTAATCATCGCCGCCGAGGGCGGTAAGGGCATGAGCAAGCGTCTGAAGGCGTACCTCAAGCACCACAAGATTGATCCGGCCGACGTTGACATCGGCCTGCTGACCGTGCCGCCGAACTTCCTGCTGTCCGAGGACGTGACCGAACTGGCTGCGGCTGTGGCAGCATCAGGCGGCGCGGACGTCATCATCGTTGACACGATGGCGCAGGTCACGCCCGGCGCGAACGAGAACAGCTCCGAGGACGTCGGTCTGGCGCTGGCCAACGCACGCGCATTGGAGACAGCCACAGGCGCGACGATCCTAATGGTGGACCACAGCGGCAAGGACGCGTCGAAGGGCGTGCGCGGCTGGTCAGGCAAGCGTGCGGCGGCCGACGCCGAGCTTGAGGTCTTGAAGTATGAGAACGGCACACGCGAGCTGCGCATCACGAAGATGAAGGACGGCGATGACGGCCTGAAGTGGGGCTTCCGTCTGGAAACCATAGTCGTCGGCGTGGACGCCGATGGCGACCCAATCACGAGCTGCGTTGCCGTCGAGGCTGACGTGCCTGTGCCGGTGGTTCAGGAGACGGGTCCAAAGGCCCAACGCTTCGGCCCACATGAGCGCCACGTGCTTGAGATTATCGAGGACCAGTATGCGGGCGTTGAGCGTGCGCCACTGACCGAACTGTTCGACAAGTGCTTTGCCGCCATGACGAAGCCAGAGCCGCCGAAGCGCGACCTGCGCCGCCGCGATCTGGACCGTGCGATCCAGTCGCTGGTCAAGCGTAAAGACCCGTTGATAGAAATAAAGAACGGCATTGTAATTTTTTACACGTAAGGGGGTTGACGCCTGCAACGAACTGGTTTAGAGACCGTGTCACCAACAACACGAAGGGAAATTACTAATGGCTACACAACCTAACACCGTTCTTGACCTCGGCGGCCAAATCGCTGACCGTCTGGGCGACATCAAGGCTCAGATTGCCGAACTGAAGGCAGTCGAGGCCAATCTCATCGGCATCCTCATCAATGGCGGCGAAGGCGCTGTCGAAGGCAACACCTTCCGCGCCACCGTGTCTACGGTCGCCGAGCGTTCGTCGCTCGACGCCAAGGCAGCCGAAGCCAAGCTCCGCGAGCTGGGCGTTGACGGACGCTGGTTCAGCAAGAACCAGAAAGTAGCCAAGGGCTACACGACCGTGAAGGTCGTAGCGAGGAAGGCATGATTTTAGCCGCAGAATACACGTCGGGTACCAATCGGTACCCGCCAACCCTCTACATCAACCGGATCGCGGACGGACGCCGTTCGAACGTGGCCGCATTTACCGTGTCAGGCAAGCGCGAGGCGCGCAAGCTGGCGAAGCAACAGGGAGCAGAACCGTGGAACTTTTAGACCGCAGCCGCTATCGCATGTGCGAGGACAGCAAACTTCTTGAAGAGGCGAAGTACAATCCCTCCGCAGAGCTGGCCATCGTGCTGGGCGAGCGTCTGGAAGAGGTGTACATCGACTTTGACGAAGAACTTGAAGCCGCAAGGGAGCGCGCCGCCGACTTTGAACGCGACGCCAATCGGCTCGACGACGAGCTTTGCGAGTTGCAGCATAAAATCGACGTACTCGAACTCATGCTTGCCACGCGCGACGAAACTATTGAAGAACTGAAAAAAGGAAACTGATAGATGATTAAGATCGAAGTAACAGGCAACAGTATCCCCGAAGTGGCCGACAAGCTGTTGGCCATCGGTGCCAGCCTGCGCGGCAACAATGGTGGTCTGCTCAACAGTGCTGCCCACCCCGTCGGCAACGTACACGTTTCCGAGGACGCCGACATCAATCCGGCGGCGCTTGCGGTCGTTGAGGTGGAGGTAGCCGAAGCCGCACCCGTGGACCCTACTCCGGCCCCCAAGAGTGCGCCAGTTGCGGAAGTCTCCGAGAGCCAGCCAACGACGACGGAACCCTCTTCTACCCCTGCCCCTGCGGCATCGGCCTCTGAGGACGAAGAGCTGGAGGTCGTTGACCTGCCAATCGCCACGCTCGACTTCGAAGCCGACGTGCGGCCGATGGTCCTGAAGGTCGTGGAGGTGCGTGGCAAGCCGGTCATGGAAGAGATGCTGTCCCGCTTCGGTGTGGCTAAGGCATCCATGATCGATCCAGCCTTGCTGCCTGAACTGGTCGCCCTCATGCAAGAGGCGCTGGCGAAGTGAGCATCCACGCCAAATTAAGCCCGTCTGGCGCACATCGCTGGATGGTCTGCCACGGCAGCGTCGCGCTTGAGGCACCGTTCCCTGACAGCAGCAGCTCGTTTGCCGCCGAAGGGACACTGGCGCATGAGATTGCGTCAGAGTGCCTCATCAGCGGCGCAGACCCCGCGCTGTTGATTGGCAAGCCAGCCACTGTTGACGGCTTCGACTTCACCATCGACCAGACGATGGTTGACCACGTCAAGGACTATATGAAGCTCGTCCGTGAGTATGCTGAAGGCGGCGAGCTTATGGTTGAGAAGCGCGTCGGCATCGGCCACCTGACCGGAGAAGAAGGCGCAGGCGGCACGTCTGACGCCATCATCATCAAAGGCAGCGAGATCATCATCATTGACCTGAAATACGGCATGGGTGTCAGGGTCGATGCGGACAACAACCCGCAGCTCATGATTTACGCCCTCGGTGCGCTGAACGAATACGACCTCATCGGCGACTTCGACACGGTCACGATGGTCATCCACCAGCCGCGTCTGAACCACGTCAGCGAATACAGCATCCCAGTAAGTGAATTACTTACCTTCGGTGAGGATGTTCGCCACGCGGCGGACAAGGTGCGGTGGGAAGACCCTGCGCTTGTGCCGGGTGAGAAGCAATGCAAGTTCTGCAAGGCCAAGGCGACATGCCCAGCCCTGCGCGCCGAGATGGCCGAGGTGGTCGGCGCGGCGGACCTGAGCGACTTCGCCGATTTGGTGCCGCAGGAGGTCACGCCCGATACCAGCGACAATTACTTGCCTGTGGCACTGTCGAAGGTTGAACTGGTCGAGCAGTGGTGTAAGGCTGTGCGTGCAGAAGCGGAGCGTCGCCTGCTCGCGGGTCAGCCTGTCACTGGATACAAGCTGGTCGCGGGCCGCGCTGGCAACCGTGACTGGAAGGACGCAACAGCCGTCGAGGAGATGATGAAGAAGACCTTCCGCATGCGTGACGATCAGGTCTACGACTTCAAGCTAATCAGCCCCACAAAGGCCGAGAAGATATTCAAAGAAAACCCCAAGCGTTGGGCGAACCTGCAAGAGCAGATCACCCGCAGCGAGGGCAAGCCATCAGTGGCACCCGCCACCGATAAGCGGCCAGAGATGGTCGTAAAACCCGTCATGGATGATTTCCGTGACTTAACTGCAAACTGAGGAAATGAAAAATGCAAGTAATGCTTAAAAATATCCGTATCGCTTTCCCTGCCTTGGGCGCGCCCCAAGCATTTGGCGAAGGTGAGCCAGCCTACGGAGCCAAGCTGATCGTTGACCCCAAGGGCGAACACGTGAAGCAAATCAAGGACGCCATCTTGGAGGCAGCCAAGGACAAGTGGAAGGACGAGGCGCAAGAGGTAATCGACGCCCTGACCGACGACAAGAAGGTCTGCTATGTTGAGGCCGAGTACCGCAACAAGAAGACACGCCAGCCGTATGCGGGCTTTGAGGGCAAGTTCTACCTGTCCGCACGCAACGCAGGCACACAGCCTACGGTCGTTGACCGCCTCGGCAATGAAGTCACCAGCAAGGCAGAGATCGAGCGTCTGATTTATTCAGGCTGCTATGTCCACGCGTCGGTTGACATCTGGCCGCAGGACAACAAGTGGGGTCAGCGCATTAACTGCACCCTGCGCGGCGTCATGTTTGCCAATGACGGTGAGAACTTTGGCGGCGGCTCCACAGCCTCAGCCAGCGAGTTCGCTGACTTTGCGGTTGACGCGGAAGACCTCCTGTAATGTCTGACATCGGACACAACCTCGTTGCTGGCGAAGAGCTGAACCTGCTCTTTGAGCGCATCGAAAACATGGAGGCGCAGAAGAAGGAAATCGCCGAGGACATCAAAGACGTTTTTGCCGAGGGTAAATCTCGCGGCTATGACGTCAAGATCATGCGGCAAGTCCTTCGCCTGCGGGCACTAGACCCCGACAAGCGGCAGGAAGAACGCTACCTTGTCGATGCCTACGCGTCAGCTATTGGCCTCGATCTAATTTAACGCTATAGGGACGGCGCGACGGTTGGATGCCTCGGCATCAGTTGGAAGCAACCGTCGCGCCCTCTTTTCTGGCGGACCGCGCCGCGCACCGGGTGGTCCCTCCCCCGTTGTTGGTAACTCGCGGGGCGCGGTCCACCAGAATTGAGGGAAAACATCATGATTAAAGCAATCGAAACACGCTACAAAGGTTATCACTTCCGCAGCCGTCTTGAGGCCCGCTGGGCGGTCTTCTTCGACCATCTCGGCCTGCGCTGGCAGTTTGAGCCTGAAGGGTTCGACCTGTCCGAATATGGCCTCGGCTACTATCTTCCAGACTTCTTCTTGCCTGACCAAAACTATTGGATCGAGGTAAAGCCGGACAACTTCGACCACCGCGACCAAGACGCATACCGGAAGCTGGCTTACGTTGGCGCGGCCACCGACGCGCGGGGCTTGCTTGTCGCGGGGGAGCCGTACCACAATGTGGTGATGGGCAATTTTGAAGATTACATGGCCCCCGGAGTTCTTCCCTACGACCAATGGTGGACGGTAGACACGTATTACCGCGAAGAGGGCGACGAGATGAACCGTGCAGGTCAAATGGACGGCCCGTACCTGTTCTGTGTGTGCCCGCTGTGCGATAAGATTGGCATTGAGTTTGATGGGCGCGGTGACCGCGTTTGCGGAGACATCTGTAGGCCCAAGCGCACGCGGGAAAAAGCGCTTGCCTTGGGCTTCTGGGGCGGCCTGTATCACGGCGATAAAGCCTACAGCGGCAATCACCCTAAGATTGTTGCCGCCGCCGAAGCGGCGCGCAGCGCACGGTTTGAGCACGGTCAGTCGGGTGCTTCGTGAGCACTCTCTGGCTTGACCTCGAAACATACAGCCCCGTGCCGATCACGCACGGCACGCACCGCTATGCCGAAGAGGCGGAGGTGCTGCTTGTGGCGTTTGCGGTAGACGATGCGCCTGTGGAGGTCTGGGATTGCACACATGGCCGACGTCACTGGCCAGAGGGACTTCAGACGATGATTGACTTCGCCGACCGCGTCGTCATCCACAACAGCCACTTCGACCGCACAATCCTGCGCCATCGAGGCATCCACATACCCGTTGAGAAGATACGCGACACGATGGTGCAGGCGCTCGCCCACAGCCTCCCCGGCTCGCTGGGCACGCTGTGCGACGTCCTCGGCGTGCCGACCGACAAAGCTAAAGACAAGGCGGGCAAGAAGTTGATACACTTGTTCACCAAGCCACGCCCAAAAAACATGAAGCTGAGGAGAGCCGATCATGTCAGTCACCCCACCGAATGGAATGAGTTCATCGAATACGCCCGCCTTGATGTGGACGCGATGCGAGACGTATATGGACGTCTGCCGAATTGGAACAATAGTCGGAGTGAGCGGAACCTTTGGCGAATTGACCAAGGAGTTAATGACCGTGGCATCGCCATCGACCTTGAACTCGCCCACGCAGCCCTTCGAGCTTTTCGAAGAACTTCAGGAACTCTGGCCACTCGTGCAGCCGATCTGACAGGCGGCCACGTAACGAAGCTGACGCAGGGCGCGCGCTTCTTACAGTATCTAAGAGACTACCACAATTTTGCGCCAGAGAACCTAACTAAGTCCACAGTCGCCGAGCTGCTCCGCAGCAACGGCCTGACGCCCATAGTGCGCGAGTTGCTGGAAATACGGCAGCAGGCGGCGGCTACCTCACCAGCCAAATATAAGGTGCTGCTCGACGCAACGTCCTCTGACGGGCGGCTGCGCGGCACACTACAGTTCTGCGGCGCATCGCGCACAGGCCGCGATGCGGGGCGTATATTCCAGCCACAGAACCTGCCGCGCCCCACGATGGACGCCGACGTGATTGAGACCGGCATCTCCGCCATGAAGCTGGACTGCGAAGACCTACTGTTCGACAACGTGACCGACCTATGCTCGTCCGCCGTGCGCGGCTGTCTGGTGGCCCCAGAGGGTCGCAAGCTGGTCATCGCCGACTTGTCCAACATCGAGGGCCGCGTGCTTGCGTGGCTGGCGGGCGAGGACTGGAAGGTTAAGGCGTTCTGTGACTTCGACCGTGGCGTCGGGCACGACCTGTATGTGGTCGCCTATGCCAAGGGCTTCAACGTCGATCCCGAAGAGGTGGTCGATAACAAGAAGAGCGGCGACGGATCGATGCGCCAGTACGGCAAGACAATGGAATTGGCGTGCGGCTATCAGGGCGGCGTCGGAGCTTTCCGCACGATGGGCGGCCCTGCGGTCGCAGCCATGACGGACGAAGAAATCCAGCCACTGGTCAGCGCGTGGCGCAAGTCGCACCCCAATGTGGTCAAACTTTGGTACGGCGTCGAGGCGTCGGCCAAGCAAGCCATCAGGAAGCCAGACGAGTTGTCCCACTACGACATGCTCCAGTTCGACATGAAAGACGGCTGGCTGCGCATCAAGCTGCCCAGCGGACGCTATCTGTCCTACCCGAACGCGACAATCGAGGACGGGCGCATCACCTTCGACGGTACGAACCAATACACCCGCAAGTGGGAGCGCGTTGAGACCTACGGCGGCAAGCTGGTCGAGAACATCGTGCAGGCAGTCGCCCGCGATGTGTTCATGACTGGCATGGTCGGCGCAGAGAAGCTCGGCTACGAAGTCTGCATCCGCGTGCACGACGAACTGATTACCGAAGTGCCCGACACGGATGAGTACTCGGTAGGCCAACTGGCAGGGGCCATGTCCACCAACCCGTCGTGGGCTGTCGGCCTGCCACTGGCTGCGGCTGGGTTCGAGACCCACCGCTACAAGAAGGACTGAGGCATGCGACGTGTTGTACTGGATCAGAGCTGCACAGACGCCCAAGGCCGCCTAAAGGGGCCGAAAGTGATTGGGCACGACTTGCCGGACGAGAGCCACGAGGCGTCCAGCGCGTGCTGGTGCCAACCACCGTCGCGTACTGAGGCTTACTATACCGTATACAAACATGTGAGGACTGACGCATGACGCCCGCAGGCAAGCTACAGGCGCATCTCAAGCGCGTCGTGCAGCAGAGCGGCGGCCAGTACCGCAAGGTGCGCTGGGAAGGCCGCAGGGGCTGCCCTGACTGCTTTGTGTGGTGGACGTGGCCGCGCATCGCCTTCATTGAGGTTAAGGCCGACAAAGACCGCTACAGCAAGCTACAGGAGCGTGAGGTCAGGCGCATGCAGGACGCAGGCATTCCGGTGTTCACGGCGCGCACCATCGAAGAAATCGAAGAAATCGCGGAAAAGATAAGACATGACACGGACGTTTAAGCCACACGACTATCAGGAGGAGGCCATGCGCTTCCTATACGACGTGCCGCGCTGTGCGTTGTGGATGCCGATGGGTGGCGGCAAGACCGTCACCACGCTCACCGCGCTGGACAATATGTCCGTCGTGGACGACATCTACCCTGTGCTCGTGCTGGCACCGCTGCGCGTTGCAAAGTCAACGTGGCCCGAAGAGGTTCAGAAGTGGGACCACCTGTCGCACCTGCGCGTCAGTGTCATCACCGGCACGCAGAAGCAGCGCGAACGTGCGGTGGCCAAGGAAGCTGACATCTACTGCATGAACTACGAAAACCTGAAATGGCTGCGCGACCAGTTGGGCGACGCGTGGCCGTTCAAGACTGTGGTGTCCGACGAGTTCACCCGCCTGAAGTCCTTCAGGCTGCGTCAGGGAGGCGGCAGGGCGCGTCTGCTGGCTCAGGTAGCCCACGGTGAGGGGACGCGCTTTATCGGCCTCACAGGGACGCCTGCGCCCAATGGGGTCAAAGACCTGTGGGGGCAGATATGGTTTCTGGACAAGGGCGAGCGTCTGGGCCGCACGTTCAGCGCCTTCGAGCAGCGGTGGTTCCGCAAGGGCTATGACGGCTACAGCCTCGTGCCATACGAGCACACGCAGCGTGAGGTCGAGGAGAAGCTGCGCGACGTCTGCCTGACTGTCCGTGCGCTGTCCGTCGAGGAGCCGAACGTGGTGCCAGTCTACGCCGACTTCATCCCGTCGGTGCGCAAGCTGTACGTGTCGATGGAGACGGAGATGTTCGCGCAGCTCGCGGAGAACGAGGTCGAGGCGGCCAACGCCGCCGTGCGGACGCAGAAGCTGTTGCAGATTACCAACGGCGCGCTGTACGTAGGCGAAGACGGGAAGTGGGAGACGATACATAATGCCAAGCTGGATGCGCTGGAAAGCATTATCGAAGAGGCTAACGGCACGCCCGTGTTGGTGGCCTATAACTTCAAGCACGATCTCGAACGTCTACAAGCTCGTTTCCGTCAGGGTCGGGTGCTGGACGCTAACCCTGATACGATCAGGGATTGGAACGCCGGACGGGTGCCGATACTATTCGCTCACCCTGCGTCGGCGGGACACGGCCTCAACCTCGCGGACGGCGGCAACATCCTCGCCTTCTTCGGGGTCAACTGGAACTTAGAAGAGCATATGCAGATTATCGAGCGCATCGGCCCCATGCGGCAGAAGCAGGCGGGGCATGATCGCCCAGTGCTGATATACCCCATATTGGTGCGCGACACGGTGGACGATGTGGTCATGGAACGCCTGTCAAGTAAGCGCAGCGTCCAAGAGGTGCTGTTAGAAGCCATGAAACGAAGGAAAAAGAAATGAGCAAGAGCTTTATATGTAGCGGCTGCGGCGTTGAGCACGACACGATGAAGAAGACGATGGAGTGCTACCACTCGCACGAGGAGACGCCCAAAGAGGCGGCCAAGGTGCCTGAGCCAAAGGCTGCCGAGCTGCTGGGTCGCGCTGCGGCGCACATGCACGACCGATCCTCGACTTATGATGAGCCAGAGGGCGAGCGTTCAATGGGCAAGATTGTGACGGCCTTCAACGCCATCACAGGCCGCGATCTGACCGAGAGCGAGGGGTGGATGTTCATGCAGCAGGTCAAGCTGGTGCGCCTGTTCACGCGCAGCGAGTATCACGCCGACAGCGCCGAGGATAACATCGCCTATGCCGCGTTGCTGGCTGAAGCGAAGGGAGACGGACGTTGACGCACGATGCACGACAGAAACTGGAGCAGGACATGTGCGTTGACGCGGATGTTTGGGCAAAAACTTTTATGGAAATAAAACAGGAGGCCGACCTGCATGAAGTCAGCCTCTGGTTCTCTTCTTGCCTATCGACCGCGTTTATGCACGGACAGCAAAGTCCTCGTTACGCTTCTTTACAGCAAGACCGCCATCCGAGAAATAACGGAAGCGCCGGTAGTCCCCAGCCTTCGTTGGCTGGAGCCTAAACTCACTGTCTTTGCTGTAGTTTTTGTGTCCAGTTAAGCCGTGGGCCGCGTCTATAACACGCATCTGTTCAACACTGAGCCTTGGAATATTCTCAAGACCGGGGAACATGTTTTCGTGTGGCTCCAAGCGTTGCCGAATGCGATCCCAAATGTTCCACTGGTTGCCAAACAGATGCAAGCCTGACCCAGCCATAGCGTCCTCATTGGCTGCGACCACATCTTTGTATGTCTGGCCCATCAATTCGGCTTTTTGCGGTTCAGAAATCCAATCAACATCGGCAAGATAGTCAGGAACCGCTGGGTTTACGTCGCCGGATTTCACGCGGAACTTTGGTGAGGGGGAGTTGCCGACTTCTGACAAGAGTAACTCTTGTATCAAACCCTTGTTCAAATCTTCGAAAGAAGTAGGCGCTTCTTTTCCTTCTTTTGCTGCACGCATAGCCGCAAGGTTAAGCGCCCGTTTTTGGAAAGCCTCGCGTTTAGCGGGATCAGCAAGAATGGTGTCCATGTACCTGTTGGCCATGTGCCGATCAATCGCAGAGACACCGGCATCGGGCTGC